CCGCTCTCTTATCAAGTCCGTGAGGAGGTGTGAAGTTGAAACGTAAGAGAAGGTTCGTCACTGCGCAGGTGGCGCCATCTGGTACCTCTTATCAATTTGGGTACCTTATAGCGTCACCTAATTTCTATCAGGCCGCAGCGCCTTTGCCCGGTGGTCCAGATTCTTACCACTGGCCAGGCACATGTCTAATCGGCCCTGTTGTGTATGACTCTTCGACGAACAGAGTATCAAAGATTCCTGAGATCTCTGTTCCCGGCGATGTCTTGCATCAGGGTCCGTTAGTCGGTACTGAGAGAGAAGTTGTTCATGACTACAGTGAAGGTAGGATATGCCAATTTCATTGCGTATCCGACTTTCCTGTAGAGCATGAAACACCGCACAGCGGCGCCTTCTACGTCCGATTCGAGGGCACAAGGGTGGCCAGCGTCATAGAACCCCCTCTGGACCAGAATGATCCAGAGGTGACTATGAGCGAGATCAGAGTGTACGCTCTCGGCGGTCTTGGGGTGTGCATGACTCTAACTACATCTGTATTAGAGTATAATGCATTCCTCCATGGCCTCGATGACGATGCACTCTGGGAATCCCACCACTGTGCCGGAGGCAGGTATCTGAGTCTTCAGTACTCTGATGGTACTGATCCTGAGCTCCCCGCTGGGGAGATCAGTTACTCAGAATCCCGGAAATTCCCCTCCATAGATGATAGCTTTGAGCTTACTCTGAACCCCGCCACGGGGCTAGGAGAGTTCATCGCTACCGTTGAAGTAGAGGAATGGACTTACTGGGACGGTTTTCGAACCTGGAGTTTCCAAACTCCAATGGCCTTTTTACCGGTCATGCCCACAGTAACCTCCGAACTCGATTTCGGGTCACGGCGAGGAACGATCGAGGCTGAAGTCCTAGATATCATTCAAGGCCTTCAGTCTGAGATTAGGAGATCTACGAAGCCAGATGGAGTATTCACTTCCATCCTGACGGCTGTTGAGTCATGTCGAGCAATCGATATCAACGGCCTAGCTTTCGTTAACGACCTCTTGAAGCTGAGGAGCTTCTTGGAGCCGGTACTTAAGCTACTTCGGAAGCCCACCTCTCCCAGAGCGTGGGCCCAACTCCTACTTTGGATCCGCTACGGTGTTAAACTTAGCATAAGTGATATCAAGGAGTTATTTAACGCCTTGCTACACCTTGCTAAGACCGGCCGGGGCATTAGAGATTGGGCGAAATCACGCCGTTCCCTAATGTGTCGATACGGTACCGTAGAGGAAGCGATGGATCTGCCAGAAAAATTTCTTGGCGGATCCTGTCGTTCCAATGCGCGCCTCGTGGCAACCCCCGTGTATCCACCTTGGTGGGACGATTTGACTCAGCTTCTAAATGACCTGGATTTTCGCATTTCTGCGAAAAACCTATGGGATCTCATCCCTTGGTCATTTGTCGTTGACTGGTTCCTACCAGTTGAAGCCATCGCTAGAGACATTGATTATATCATTGACTCTGCTAGACTCCGACTGCGGGAACTTGTGCTGTCGCAACGAACAGATGCGGTCAGCAGCCAAATCGCTGTCTGGCGAAAGCCATTCCTATTTGTGGGATGTCTTCATCACCAGACGTATACGCGTGGCGTTTCAACCTCATTTCCTACCCCTCCTTTCGTACTTGGTGCCCCCTCATTTAGAGACCATCTAGATGAGCTCGGGTTAATAATTGTCTCCAAAGGCAAGCATTAACCCAAAACCGAACTGGACGGTTTCCAGTGGCGGTGTGTTTAAAGCACCGCATTCTTAATGGCCTATGGCCGGAGGTATCCATGTCATTCACTATTGGATATACCAATACTGCAACTTCCCCCGCTACAGGGGCTCGGTCATTAGTACCTGAGCCTCTGAATTTCGGGGCAGACTGGCGCGTAGTGCGCGAGCTGCCGACGGAAGTTGTCCTCACCAACATCAACGCGCCTGTTGGGCAACCGGAGAGACTCCGGATCGCCTTCACAGACATCGCTGATGTCTTCAAAGGCACGGACGTCGAGGCCCCTCTTTCATCGGTCAATGGATCGGTGAATAAGGGATGCTCGGTGCTCGTGCAGATGACTGGTGTAGGAAGTGACGGGACTGCTCTGTACCCGTATTCAGCACACCTTGTGCTGAAGGTACCGTACGGACCCGCACCAACGGCTGCCAACGTCATCACGATGTTGCAGCGGTTGCTGGGATCCCTGTACGCCACGAGTGCGACATCTCCAAGCACGCGCCTGGATAGTCTCATTCGAGGAGCGCTCGCACCTGTGGAGCTGTAACAACAGTTCCTAGTGCGAGGATACCCCTAGCCGTAGTCCTTGAGGAGGCTACGTTGAAGTCGGAACGACTGACCCTGGATACCAGGGTCACAAGCCTGATGCAGTTAGCGTCAGGATCTCGATCCTTACTTCTGAGGGGTGTCCCAATCTCTTCTGCAAACAGAGAATTATTCTCTAGATGCCTAAGAGCTTGGTTATTCCTCACTGAGGACTTGATGATTCGCTCTGGAGTACCAGAAGAAGGCAGGACGGCTAGGCTTGATAATTTCGTCAACGCTTTGCTATCCTGTGATATTCTGGTTGCTCTCGACTATCTTGATAGTGTTTTCCTCTACCTTATTGGTAGAGAGGCAAACATAACAGGCTTCAAACACCTGTCATGTCTGTCACTATCGGGAGATGATGTTAGTTCGGGATTGTTATCCCCAATTAACTGCTCCCTCTATTCGTTTCTATCTGAAACAGTAGAAAGTAGTCGAGCGAGTCTCCTTCCGGATATCGCCCAGTTTCTGCGGTTTCCGCTAAAGCTGAATTTTCAGGGTATTAACCTTGAGAACGACGCTCTAGCTGATTACCTCAGAACCGAAGCGAACTTGCCGGAAATGACTAGTGAAGTGGACGACATAGCTGATGAGCTTGCGTCCATAATTCACGAATGGTTTTCGGAATTCAGGATTGAATTCCTAAGACCTAGTCATGGGCCAGGGTCGGTGGCGGAAGGTCCATTGGACCTAACTCAGAAGTTCCAACGTTTGGGTGTTGACAATATCATGAAAATGATACTGTCTGGCCCAGTTGGGACAACTGACTATAGGGAGTATTACCCTATACCGCCGACACAAGTACTGAATCGAGTATCTCGAACAGTGTTTGTGCCAAAAACCGCATCGAAACTGCGCACGATTTCTATGGAGCCTGTAAGCCTACAATACATCCAACAGGGTGTAATGAAGGAACTTTACCGCTTCATAGAGAACCATCCCTATTTGGGGATGCGTGTTCGGCTCGATGACCAGGGACAGAATCAGCTTTATGCGTGGGAGGGGTCGAAATATGGTACTTTTAGTACTATCGATCTTTCCCATGCATCTGATTCCGTCTCCTGGGCCTTAGTTCGGAGAGTATTCAAGCGCACCCCTCACTTATTGAAGTGGTTCCTGGCATGCAGGTCTCGTGAGACTTGTTTGCCCGGAGGGTGCACGATGAGGCTTAAGAAGTTTGCACCTATGGGATCAGCACTATGCTTTCCCGTAGAGTGTATCATCTTTGCCTCAATCGTTGAATACGCATCAAGGAAGTTTCGCACACATCGTCGTTATCAATCTGATAACTACGCTGTGTATGGTGATGATTTAGTCGTTCCTACTCGCATTTTCCACAGCGTGAAAGACGCTTTGGAGCGATGTGGCTTTGAAGTGAATAGACGTAAGTCTTATCACCTCGGGCCATATCGAGAAAGTTGCGGGAAGGACTACTATGGCGGGGTTGACACCTCGTCCCTCTACTATAGGGTACCGCTCTATCTTAGAGGAGTCACACCAGGCGCTTATGGGTCTTGGTGTACAGGAGCAAACAATGCTCTTATGCACCGCCTTCCCTTGTTACGTCTTCACTATATCACATTGGTGAAGGCTGCCCATCGTAGGTGGGGACCCTACTTCTGCAACTCTGCAGATGCGAGTCCGTACCTATTTAGTTCTCAACCCACCAATTTCCATGTACAGGAACGGTGGAATAGGAACTATCAACGATGGGAAGGAAGGTTTACCTCTGTCATGTCAAGACAGAGGGACAGTGAGCTGGCAGATGATGCATTACGCTATCACTGCCGGTTAGTCGAAATGAGCTGGAGAGACCGTAAGTCTTCACAGGTCATTAGTGAGTCATTGTCGCCCATAGCGATGCGAGGTTGCGTCGAGTTCTTCAGCTCGACCGTCAGACCGATTACTCCTTATCTTCCATCCTGGAAGATATATGAAGTGCGATCTGATACGTAGACCGTAGCCTACCGGGGGAGCGCTTGCGAACTCTGACTTGAGGAC